CCACCTGCTGTGATAAATGCTCGAGCATTTTCAATTATTTTATTGAAATCTGTACTGATTCTATAAAGATGATGGGTATCTGCTAAACCATCAATGCCAAATGTCACTTTCACTTTCAATTGAGCCAATCTTTTCCACCATTCGATATCTCTAGCACTGCCGTTGGTGTGCATGGCTAATCTAATGTTGGGATTTAGCTCACGCAAGTATTGATATATTTCCAATGTGTCTTTGGATATGATGGGATCTCCCAAATTACCACACATGAATAAACTTTCCAATTGTTTTATGAAATCTGGTTCAAACCATTGTTTGAATACGCCCAAAGTTATTTCATCCAATTTAATAAATGGATTTATTGGTCCTCCACTGATTCTTCTAGGACACATGGGGCACTTGGCTTGACACTTGCTGGTGATTTCCAAATGAATATCTCTTATGTCTTGATATCTATACATGTTTGGCCTTGGGTATTTTTGAATCTGCTGAACTCACACAAGTGGGAGTTACACAAATTCTTGGTTTATCAAACAATTTAAATCCTTGTTCTATATTGCCCAGTGGTTCATCATGACAACTGTAACTTCTTTTGACTTCTCCACCTGGTTCTCTAATGATACAACTCTGATATCCAGCATTACAGTGCCATCCTTTGAATTTATTGAACCCAAAAGCATTGAATCGTTCTGCTTGATCCATATAATACTTATTGCCTTGAGCATCCTGCATCTCAATTTGAAACAATTCTTTGTAATTTTCACCTTCTTGAATGCGTTGAGGAAACCCTGTTTGTAAAGTATTCAGTTGATCTCGAGTATAACCTTCAATAATAAAACTTGCTGTGGGATCACTCTGTGGTTTCAGTGTGACATTGATACCTCTGGAGTGGAGTCTTGCACATCTATCATAGTATTCTGTGAATCTTTCGGGCACCATCACTTGATTGATTGTGACAAACACATTGTGTTTCATCAACAGCAATATTTTATCTCCAAATTTTTGTTCATCAGCAAATTCAGCATGAAAACTGGCAGTGATACTTCTGCGGTTCAATGTTTTTGTGGCTTCCAACCATCTTTCCCACCATTTTTCCGAAGGACTTAGATTGGTAGTCATGTGAATACTCTGATATTCTGGAGCAGTATCAGCACTGTAATGCTGTATCAATTGTAAAAAATCTTTGTAGGCAGTGGGTTCTCCACCTGAAAAACTGAAATGATAGTCAGTGAATCCATTCAGTCTGGCTTGACGTTTGATTTCATCCACCACTTGTGTGTAAACTGACAGTGGTCTGTGATCTTTCTGTTTGCTTTTGGCATAAGGCCAGCAGTAAGAACAATCATAGTTGCAAAAACGAGCCAAGATCCAACTCACAGAAAATAACTTGCTGTTCAACATGGTGCGTTGACCAAAGTTTATGATTTTATCAAATGGAATATTGGAATCTATCATAGTATTTCTTTCTCCATGTGTGGAAATTGTCCCACAAACACCAATCGCAACCATTCAAAGTTGTTGATCAACCTCAAAAGTTCTGAATTGTCTCGTTTGTCTGAGCCATACACTCTGCCTGCCAGTGCTCCAGCAACGGCATACTCTCCGTATGGTTTATCATCTCCCACGGTGCACCAAATCAATAATCTTTTTTCAGTTTCCTTGTCTTCTTGACGATCGATCACTTTGCTGCTGAGCTTGACACACTCTCTAAAAGCACTTTTCCATGTGTTGAATGGATCTGTATTAAACACAGTGGTGTTGGATACTTCATGCATGGCTCTAAATCTATTAGATATACTAGTGGTCATGTCTATTCTGTTGGGATCCATGTTCATAGTGAGTCTTTTGGGCAATAATTTCACTCCGCCATAACCATATTCCAGTTCATTGATAGGATTTCGACTTCTCCACACATGCACAGCATCCATATCTTTATCAGGCACTTCATAGTCAAACATAAAGTTGTGTTCAATCACTGCATCACCATCCACCACCCAAAACATTTTAGTCAAACTCTGAGTGGCAGCTTTGATATGTGCCTGTTGAATGCCTTTTACTCCGTGAACTCTCTGTGCCAATGGAAATCTTTGTTTCAATAGAGCATAATTTTGATCTGCATTGGGTTCATTGTAACTGATAAAAAATATATCGTGCATCATACAGTCTTTCTTATGGTTCTGGGTGAATTAATATATACCTTTTTGAAAAATTCACTGCTTTCTGCATCGTAGGGTTCCGTAGGAAACTCCATTTGGAATCGTTCTTTGATAGTTTTACCCAGAGAGATACATTTTTGTTTGGCATCTTGTGCATTCATGCTGTTGCTGTTGCTGGTGCTGATCCATAATTGTTCTAAAACTTTAAAATCTCTCACTTGTTTGAAATCCCATTGGGTGCAAAGTGTTCTGTAACAGCCTTCTCTGGCTCCTGCAATGGCCCAAATGCCATGTTCCACATCCTGACCCACAGTCATCCAGATTAATAATCTATGATAATTCTGCCACCACAATTGATCCAACGACTGTATTTTAAAATTTTTATACAAACTCATCTTAACACCTTCTCTAAATCCAGCTCTCCATGCTTGTTTGGGTGTGCTGTTGATATAACTGGTGGAATAATTTTCATTGAATTGAAACAGTTTATCAAAATAACAAAATTCTATCTCATTATTATCCTTACCAGAAAAATTTTCATGTGTTTTCATCTCATTCACAAAAGTTTTGGTCCATAATTTTAAACTGCCATTGCCATACTTTAATCCATTCACGTTAGTATGCCCACACCAGCTGAAAATATATGTGTGATCCATGCCCATGCTGTTTAGATCCAGTTGAATATTGAGAAATTTAGGATCTATTTGTGTGTCTCCGTCCACAGTTAAAAAATATTCTGTGTCAGACACAGCAGCACAGGCTTTGTGTGCAGCATCTGATCCTTCCACGCCGTGAACTCTTTTGGCCCAAGGTATTTTTCTTTTTAAATCTGCATAATTTCTATCAGCATTGGGCTCATCAAAGCTCAAAAATACCACATCGCAATCTTTAATAGCAATCTTATGCATGAATCCTTTCAATAGAATAATCAAAAATTTTTCTACAGTAAATGTCCATGTTTGTCTCGGCATTCACATTGATCTGCACACTGTCTTGAGTGAGCAGTTCATAAAGGTTTAAATCCAATGTTTCAATCAATTGTGTGGCATCGTTGGATTTGCAGCAATAAAACTTGTGGTTACGATGATTTTCTTTGGAAACTATGGTCTCCAAAGTTTTTTTAAATGTTTTGTCTGCTGTGAATTCAACTTTGTTTTGATTCAGATGTAATTTTATTTGTATGCCACTGTGATTGTTGATTTTATTGGGAATTTTGTAAACGTTTTGATTGATTACTTCAGTGTTTTTAGAATAAATCACATAGTCCACTGAATTTAATACTCCATCTTTTTGAATTTGATACTGACCATTGTGATATATCACTTTGTATTTGTGTATGGACTCCATGCCCATGATAAATTTTTCACCCAAAGCAGTGTCTATGGCCAGACTGTTGTTGTTTTGGCTGCCTGAACAACCTAAGATTTTTCCTGATTCTGGGTCAAATGTCACGTACATATGGTTATTGGTTTGATTCATAATATTTTTTTTCAATGATTGCAAACAGTTCATCAGTTAAGAATTCATTTTCCACATAATGCAACACTCCTCGTTGACGAAAATTATCAATTTTTATATGACCTTCCATGTCATGATACACATTTACTTTTTTCATCCAGTGATCCGGCACTGTTTTCCAGTCTTGCAGATGAGGTTTCATATGAGTAAACGTGACGTAAGGTGTTCGGCTGGTAATTTTTTCAGTGATGCCTAATAGTTTACTGGCCAGTGCCACACTCACATCCATGCTGCACCATTTTTGAGTGTGTTTGGGAGTAAATTTATCATAGAACATTGTGTGATTTCTCACTATATCTCGCAAAAGTTCTAAAAACTGATCATTTTCTTTGCATCTTTGATAGTAATGCACACCACAATAAAGGTTGGGCAGACTATTGCTTGTGAAAGTTTTGCGATAGTGATCATTGTGATTAAATTCATCTCTGTAATTTTTAACTGCACTGGTAAAATACATTTTGTAGTTTTTTAAAAACTTC